TCAAATAACCAACTTAACCCATTCCTGACCTCGAGTATCGTTATAGCGATCGGTGGTTGCCTGGACTTTATGTCCTAGTAATGTTTTTGTATCGATACCCTGTGCACGGTACAGCCGTTCTGATAGAGAGCGTTGTTCATGAAATGTTGGCGGAGTTTTTCCTGCTGGTGGAATTATCCCAGCCAGATCCCGTGCTTTGGCAAAGTAGTCGCTCAGGTTGTCTTTACTCATCGGCTTCGGTTGTTTCTGGTGCCGACTATGGATTAGATATGGACTTAATATTCTGTCTCGGCACCCATCAATAACTTCTTTTAACGTTATCCCAATGGCATCACAGCGTAGTGTAAGCGGTAACGCCAGACGCATTCCGGTTTTTCCCTGGGTGATATGCAAGTGTTCGTTCCACACATCTGAAAAACGCATGTGGCAAATGTCATCACGGCGCTGACCAGTAACAATCGCAAGAAGCATTGCGTTACGGATAAAGTGTTTTTCAGGCGTTGCATTGTAAATTTTTTGCCAGTCTTCCATGGTGAGCCTGGCTCTGGTTACTTTAGGGATCGGTTTACGGGTAGCCTCCGGAGGATTCCATCCAGGAGGAACTTCCCCTGCATGCTGTGCTTCTTTATAAATATCAACCCATAATCCACGATTTACTCTCGCTGTGCTGACCATGTCTTTATCCAGCCACTCATCCAGTATTAATGCAAAGTCTCTTACTTCCAGTTCTTTCAATGGGTGGTTTCCCAGACAGGAAACCAGGTATGCAGCCATTCGAGTTTTTTCTTTGTGAGTTGTAGCTGCAATATCTCCATTTTTCAGTCGCGTGTCCTGTATTTTCAGATATCGACCAACCCATGCCTTTAATCTGATACCCCGACGTTTTGTTGCTGACGGACTTTCATCAATTTTGCGCATGAAATATTCAGCTTCTGCTGCAGCTATTCGCTGATTGGCTGTGGAAGCGATTTTTTCTGCCTTACCTTTGTCTGTTCCGAGTCCGTGAAATTTTCCAGTCACAGGATTTTTATACTGGTAGTAAACTCTGCCAGTTCTGCGATCAAACTTTTCGTAAAGACCGGCTACGTCAGTGCTGTTTTTTCGTGGCCTCGGTGACATGAGTTAAAATCTCCTTCAGTGCATCATCATCGCCAGTATGAATTTCCGGCGCAATTCCCGTTTCACCAGGCCCAACAAATACTGCTCGGCGATCTATCAGCCAACGCCCACGAATTTTTTGTGGTCTTGGAACGATGTATCCTAGTTTTCCGTATTTCACCAGGGTAGTGTTTGTTATTGGGAGACTGAACCGTTTTGGTTTCCACTCGTCGAGCGTTATCAGGTACTGTTCGCTCATGGCTATCACTCCGGAACGCGCCAGTTGCAGAATATCAACGACAACTGGCGACGGTTGAACATTAAAAATCAGCCTGACTCGGGATCAGTTTTTGCCAGATAACTGAAACGTATTTTGCCTGGTAACGGGCGTCATCAAGTGCATTATGGCGCTCACCTTCGAATGGAATAGCCGTTCTGGCATCGAAGTCTATGGCTTTCCCCAGCTCAACGATTGTGCGTACATCGCGATCGTTGTAGTAACGCCACGGGCAGGGGATCCCCTGCCGTTCGTATGAACGGCGCAAAATCGTGTTGTCGAAGTTGGCTCCATTTCCCCAGACCTGAACAAAAAATTCACCGGAGTTTTCGTCGATAAATTCCCGCAATTGTAACAGTGCATCATCTAACGGGATTTCATCGGTCATAATGGCAGATTGCGCTTCGCGTGATTGCTTAAGCCACCATTTAATGGTGTCCCGATCAATGACTCCGCCAGCAGTTTCCAGATCGATAGTCTTACTAAATTCCGGTCCCATATCTCCGGTTTGCGGATCGAAAAATATTGCACCTATTGAGATGATCGGGGCATCAGGATTTTTTCCCATGGTTTCAAGGTCTATCATTAGATGGTCACACGTCCTGCTGGTGGATGTGATTACGTGATGACCGTTCACCTTAATTGAGTGATCTGCCGTCTCGCCAGTTTCATTATCGCTATCGTGATGCTGATTGCCGCCAGTGTTCTCCTTGTGTGGATGTTCAGCGCCTTCCATTTCCTCCGGATCATCTTCCTGAACTTCAACCTGATACTCTTCATCGAATGTTTCCTGGTATGTTGCGTCGCCCATCACCGCGCCACAATCAGGGCAGTTGCCGCCGCCGGTCTGACCGCAGGCGGTGCAGACTTTTTCCACTTCCTGTTGCGCCACTGGTTCAGGCTGTTTCGTTTCTGGCTCGTTTTGTAACGCATTTGGGCTGTTTTGTTCCGCTTTTTGGTAGTTCCGTTCCGATTCATGCTGGTTCTGGTTTACAGAATCGCGGGTCTGGATCCCCTTAACCCATTTCGGATCATTCGGGTCGCTAATCCCTGCAACAAATTCTCCGCGAGAGGCAGCAAGCAACTTATCGGCGTCAGGCTGGCTGATATTGGCTGCCTGCATAATTTTGTTTACTTCGTCAGCGGTAACTTTTACCGGCTCTGGTTGTGCGGTCGTGTCAGATGCACCAGTATTTTGTTGTGAACCTGAGTATGTACCGTTTTTGCGGGCGAAATATTCTTCTTTCGTGATTTCAGTAGCCCCTGCAGCCAGTGCCTTATCCAGACCAGAAAGTTTGTTTGCGCGACCGTATTTTTCGCTATCCTTGTCGGTGAAGAGGAAGTAGAACGGCCCTTCACGCTCTACAGATGGTTCGACTTCCACTTTGCATTCGGTTTTTTCGTTGTCCGGAATTGCCGTTTCCACTGCATCAGTTTCTGGTACTGGCGACGAGAGAGTATCAGTTGCGCTCTGATTTCTTCCTTCATCTTCAAACACGCCCTTTGTAGTCAGGTATTCAGTAATGTATTTGTTCAGTGCCACAGGGTCTTTGTGAATGTCGATCGGACGTTCACGGACAAGGCCAAAAATAGTCTGGCGGTCGTAGCGAAGGGCATCAGGCTGTTTGCGCATTGATGCCGAGATACGCTTCCAGTCTTCGCGGTCGTTGTCGATAACTTCATTTTTTGCCCAGCGATGGATGCTGCCGTCAATGTTTCCGGCATCCACATCACCAGGCCAGAGAGCGTAGGCCAGTTCGTCATCCAGTGTTTTCCATGTCTGCTTGTATTCGCGATGAGTGGCAGCAATGACCGGGCTGATTTTTCCTGTTGAATTTTCAGTGTTCTGTTGATTGGCTCTGGCGCGGGCGAGATCAACAACAGACGTGTATTTTCCAGTCTCTTTGCGCTCTGCGTCCTGCCGTTTTTTCCAGTTACGTAATTCAGCCTGAATTTCGGGCCATTTGGCACCCGGATTACATTTGTGTTTAACCCATCCGATAGCGAACAGTTTGCGTTCCGGATACATAGCGTTAATTTCAGGCGTTTTCATCAGTGCTTCAACGATATGCCCGTCAAAGGTAGCAACGTCTTCCTGCAGTAATTCCTGCGCGTCAATCGCCATATCAACGGTGATGTTTTCACATGTACCGAACTTAACCAGGACCGCGTTCTGTACTTCAAGGGACAGCTTGTCAAAATTGACGTTCATCGGATCGGATTCTGGTTCGACCGGAATAAAGGAAGCGGATTCCTCATCCCAGCGGTTTTCCTGCATATATTCAGCATCCCAGGAATCGAGGGCAGGGCGGGGTATACCGGGTTTATCCTCGCAGACAAGAAATTTATAAGCGCAGTCCTGAGCAGCCGGATAATGTTCCAGGAATTGCCAGTGAAATTTTGCGCGGGCGCGACGTTCATCACCGGCTTCAATGGCAGTGGCTACAGCGACGGCACCTTCTTCCTTTATTGCCTGTTCGTCCGGAATGGCGGCGCAAATAAAGACTTTACTCATTTTGTTTTAACCTCATTACAGATTTCAGGGTGAACGAATCCCTGCCATTGCTGGCATTTTTAATCCGTTGGTATGGCGTTAATATGGCTGGCGGGTTATCCAGCCGGTATTTCGTTATTCAGGTTCAGCGATACTTTTTTTAACGGGAGGCATTCACCGGGGATTTTTTGTTCGTCCCTTACCTGAATGCAGGATGACTTACTGTCATAAATTCCGGTAATCACATTTTGTGGCTCACCCGTTATAAGAAAAACGGTCATCACCAGTGCAAATGCTGAAGTCACTGCTGTTCTCCGATAATACCAAGTTCAAGAAGGGCAATTCTGGAAAGTATGGAATTATCATTGAGAAGATAAGGTTCATATTTTCTCATCTTAATGGCATCTTCCGTAAACTCCCGGTTACTGAGCAGAACACCAATATCAAAACAACCTTCAGACGTATTAACGTTTGGTAATAACGTTTCCATTATCGCGTCCTCAACAATGAATTTTGTGATGCAGTGCCTGGTGCCTCCAGGTGACGTTAACCAGTTAACAATTAACGCCGGATACAGAGAGTCCACCCATAACACTGTTTTTGGTTTTAACTGTTCCGCGTGCGCTGAGCCGCATTCACCGCATCACAAAATTCACTTTAAAAACGGCGGCAGAGCAGTCACGGAGTAAAACTGATACCGCCAAACGTCACCAGAAAATTGATAACAGAGGGCGTTGCAGCGGGGTTGTCACTTAAGCGTATGGTCAACCTGACAACTCGGTGTCCTCAACGGGGAAGGAATAACCCCGCCATACTTACCGCCGCGCCATTTCGCGGGTTGCCACAACCGGAAGCGCACGGTCGACGAAAATTTAACGACAGGCTATCTATGAACCAGCTACCTCGCCGTGCGCTTTCGCGTTATGGTCTGACTTTTCAGGGAAATATCCTTTCAGTAAACTGTCAGTGCCGGATGCTCACCCGTGTCCGGCGCACGCACTCCACCTCACCCGTGGAGAATTCCTTAATTACCAACCTTAGCTTCGTTGGTTAGCTATTAACGCGGGTATGTAATCATTCTGGCAATGCTTAATGCCGCTGCTTTTTCCAGATTGGTGATATCCTGCTCCAGAGCGGACAGATTTTCAGCCTGCTTAGCCCTGGCTTCATTAGCCCATTTCAGATCCTGCGCTGCATTAATTTTCTGGCGCATCCACTCATAAAGTTCATCATCGGTATAGTCTGGCGCGATTATGACGGGTTCTCGTTTCTGCATACTGATTCCTCGCGGTGCTACTTCGCTTATCAGCCGTTAGATTTTGCCGAGCTGGAAAGCGCCTGTTTAAACTCACTGAAGCTGAGAGCTTCTTCGCCTTCGGCAAGGTCTTCGAAGTATTCTTCGTAAGCCTTTTCCATGATTGTGTCGAAATCCATATCACTCACCTGAGTTTCTTTCCAGCCAGCGACGGGCACCATTTTCGGTTTTAAACGTTTTGCTTTTGGTATACGTCATCGCGGTGAACGTACCGTCCTGGTTGGGGAACACGCCACATACCAGAGATTCGCTGTTGCCAAGATCGATAGTATCCATGCTGACCTCATTTCCCCTTAACGCTGGGGTAGCGGAACTAAAAACCTGCTGCGCTGTTATACAAAGTGTTCCCGCCGTCATGTTCATACGCCTCGGGCTGGCTACTTACCCCCTGACCACTGCTTGGTAACTCGAAGTATTGCCCGGCGTTCTGTGGGGCGGGGTGGGTTGGTATGTTGTTAAGGTAACAAGAGTTACCTTTCGAGTCAATACAATGTTGCAAAAGGTACGTTTGAGGGCATAAAAAACCCGCAATGAATGCGGGTTCTGACTCAGTCTAAGTATTGATGTATTTGTGAAACTTTACCTTTAATGGTGTAACCACCATTCAGTTCGATGGGTTTGTAAAGCGGATTCAGTGACAACAGATAGATGTTTGGTCCGTCAATCGCAACTTTTTTTAGTGTTACGTTTGGCGTTCCTTCCAATTGGATTAAGATTATTTTTCCCACCAGTTCTCTAATGTTACTTGAGCATGGTGTGATCAGCACGGTAGATCCGTCGGGGATGGTTGGGAGGCCGTTAGAGTTTGTCATCGCATCTCCCTCAACATGCAATAAAAAAGAGTTTTCAGCGGTTTTTGTCATGACATCAACCCAATTCTTAATACCAGGAATCTCGGTTACTGGACAACTCATATCCCAATAACCAGCCTGTTCCCACGTTAAAACGGGCAACCGGGCGATGTTGTCACTAATGTAAGGGTACTGATTCAGACGCAGATCATCGGCTTTATCGTGACCGTCCTTTCCATAAAGAATCCATTCAGGAGATTTGGAAAGCAATTTTGACAGTAGATACAAATTCTCACCGTCAGGTTTTGAAGAGCCATTTTCCCATTTTGTTACGGATACACGAGATATGCCGATTGCTTTCGCAACCTGCTGTTGGGTTAATCCAACGTCTTTTCGACGATTCCGAATACGTTCGCTGATAGTGTTTTTCATGTAACCAATGTTACTACCAAGTGATGTTGCTATGGTTGACATTGTTATGTAACTATTGTTACCCTTCTGCTCGAAATAACAGGAGAGTTTTATGTTCAAAGATGATGTTCTGCGCTATTTCAAAAAAAAGCGACTAGTAGCTGAGGCTCTTGGAATTTCACATGTGGCTGTTGTGCGGTGGAAAGCAGTTATTCCCAAACTTCGCGCAATGGAACTGGATGAAATTACTAACGGTGAATTGAAATACAACCCAGAACTTTACAAGAAGCAGGATAGCACCTCAAACGAAGGAAAGAATGATTCATGAAAATCAAGCATGAACACATCCGCATGGCGATGAATGTCTGGGCGCATCCGGACGGCGAAAAAGTGCCGGCTGCGAAAATTACCAAAGCGTATTTCGAGCTGGGAATGACGTTCCCGGAACTGTATGACGACAGCCATCCGGAAGCCCTGGCCCGTAATACCCAGAAAATTTTCCGTTGGCTGGATAAAGACACCCCTGATGCTGTTGAAAAAATGCAGGCTCTGTTACCGGCGATCGAAAAGGCGATGCCGCCTTTGCTGGTGGCCCGTATGCGCAGCCACAGTTCTGAATATTACCGTGAGATCGTCGAACGGAGGGATCGGCTGGTGAAGGATGTCGATGATTTTGTTGCGTCAGCGGTTGTTTTGTATGACCAGATGAATCGCGGCGGCCCGGCAGGGAATGCTGTGGTGATGCACTAAAAGCACGGTGTTCGGGGGTTTTATGAGCAGCAAGCTTCATGGTCTTGTCTGGGAAGGGTGCGCCTTCACCGGCATGATCTTATCCAGGGTGGCGGTTATGGCCCGTCTTGCAGACTACAGCAATGACGAGGGTGTGTCATGGCCTGCCATTGAAACTATCCGGCGTCAGATCGGTGCAAGAAGTGAATCCACAGTGAAATCGGCTATTGCAGAACTGGCGAAAGAGGGCTGGCTGACGAAGGAAGAGCGTAAGGTCGGTGGGCGTAATGTAAGCAATATCTATCGGCTTAATGTGGAAAAACTCGAAGCAGCTGCGGCGGCGGCGCGTGAGTCATATAAACCGAAAAGAAAAATTAGCCCGGCAAAAAATGACCCGTTAACAGTTGACCCGTCAAATATTGACCCCTCAACGGTTGACCCGTCAAATTTTGATGGATCAACTGTTGATAAAAAACTGCCGATTAGGGGGGCGATGATTGACCCCGATCCGTCAGTATTAAAACCTGATCCGTCAGATAAAAGATCTTCTTGTCCGGACGCTTCGCAACCGGACCCGCAGACGGCTGAACAGGATTTTTTAACCCGACACCCTGACGCGGTTGTGTTCAGTGCGAAAAAACGCCAGTGGGGAAGTCAGGAAGATTTGGTGTGCGCACAGTGGATCTGGGGACGAATCGTGAGTCTTTACGAGCAGGCGGCCAGCTATGATGGCGAGATCACTAGACCGAAAGAACCCAACTGGACAGCATGGGCCAATGACGTTCGCACAATGCGGATGCTGGATGGCAGAACTCACAGACAAATTTGTGAAATGTTTGGGCGTCTCCAGCGGGATTCGTTCTGGGTAAAAAACATCATGAGTCCGGCAAAACTCCGGGAAAAATGGGATGAACTGGTTATCCGCCTGGGGCGTTCGCCTGCGCAGCGTTGCGTGAATCACATTTCTGAACCGGACACTGAAATACCGCCGGGATTCAGGGGGTGACGTGTCATGAAAAACATTGCGGCAGTTGGGGTTCTTGAACGTATTCGCAGACTTGCACCACAGGGGTCGGTTCCACCGTACCGGACGGTGGAGGAGTGGCGGGAATGGCAACTTGCTGAAGGACGAAAACGCAGCGAGGAGATTAACCGCCAGAATCGCCAGTTGCGGGTGGAAAAAATCCTGAATCGTTCGGGCATCCAGCCTCTGCACAGCAAATGCTCGTTTGCAAATTATCAGGTGCAGAACGACGGGCAAAAATACGCGCTGAGCCAGGCCAAATCCATAGCTGACGAACTGATGACCGGGTGCACGAATTTTGTGTTCAGCGGTAAAACCGGCACCGGGAAAAATCACCTTGCAGCGGCGATGGGCAACCGGCTGATGGTGAAGGGGCGCAGCGTGATTATCGTCACCGTGTCTGACGTCATGAGCGTGTTGCATGACAGCTACGACAACGGCAAATCCGGGGAAAAATTTTTACAGGAGCTTTGCGGGGTTGATTTGCTGGTCCTGGATGAAATAGGCGTTCAGCGGGAGACGAAAAACGAGCAGGTGGTATTGCACCAGATAATTGATCGCCGGACAGCATCACTGTGCAGTGTCGGGATGTTAACAAACCTGAATCATGTCGCAATGAGTACGCTTCTTGGTGAGAGGATTATGGACCGCATGACCATGAACGGTGGTCGATGGGTGACGTTTAACTGGGATAGCTGGCGTCCAAATGTCAGCAATATGAGGGTTGTGAAGTAATTTTGTCCGGAGGATATTTTAATGGAAACCGTATCTGACGCACTGAAAGCACTGAAAAAAGCCTCTTCACATGTGGTGGCAGCTCGCCTTGGAATCAGTCGTGAAGAGGCTGTCAACGAGCTGTGGGAACTCAAAAGAAATGGCGTCGTTGATAAAACTGGTCACACCTGGTTTCTGGCTGGCGAAGGTGAATCCCGGGTAACCGAAGAGCGGCCAGTAAAATCTGAAGCACAGGATATGCTGACCGGGGAGGTCGAACAAAAAGTTACCGCCGACATGATGATTGAGTTTATCGGTCAGGATGGGGCTAAAACGTGTGAGGAACTGGCGGGTAAGTTCGGTGTCAGTACTCGCAAGGTTGCTTCCACGCTGGCGGTGGTAACCGCAACGGGGCGGCTGGCACGCGTTAATCAGAACGGTAAATTTCGTTACTGCATGCCGGGCGATAATTTACCAGCAGAGCCGAAAGCCGCGCTGGTAACGGAAAGTGATGGTAAGGCCTTTCCTCAGCCAGCAGGTGCTGCGTTACCAGTCCGGGAAGCCGCAACACAGGAAGAAATTAAAACAGAAACTGTGGCGGACATTGTGCAGCCGTTGCCATCGTTTACCGAAACGCAAGCAGATGAGCTGATTTTTCAGTCCCTTCGCAGGGCAAACCTGGCGCTGCGCAGGGCGAAAAGTGATGTTCAGAAGTGGGAGCGAGTCTGCGCCGCGCTGCGGGAGCTGAACAAGCACCGGGATATTGTTCGACAGATTACTGATTCTTCCCGCCGTGTTGTATCGGAAAAGTGATTGCCGGAGGCGCTTATGGCAAAAGTATTTACACAAGAAGAGCGGGAAAAAATTAAAGGGCTGATCGTGGAATTCGTACGCCTTAACGGACGAGGCACGATTCGGCAGTTATCGGATGAAATTGGTGTCAGTCATGCGTCTGTCGGTCGTTTATGCATGGAGCTGGCCGCCAGTGGTGATGTTTACAATTCCGGTTACGGAGTATTCCCGTCTGAGCAGGCGCGCAAGGACTGGCAAAACGCCCGCAAAAAACTCTCAAGGGCAAAGCTGAAGAAACCATCTGTGGTTGATCCGGACCTTATCTGGCTATTACCAGACGGCGAAATACGCCGCTACGACAGGCGCCTAAACATAATCTGTCGCGAGTGCCGGAAGAGTGAAGCTATGCAGCGTGTACTGGCTTTCTATCAGGGTAATTTTCAGGAGACGGTACTGTGAGTGAAATTAGCTATCAGGCTTCAATTACCGCTGGCATTCGCATCAAAGGAGAGGAGCATGGAAATAAAACCAGAAGATGAGTTAAGCAATATCGTTTTATTTCCGGTAAAAGAGGATGACCCTCGTAATCAGGTTAATTTTCTTTATGAGCCATCGGAAAGACCATATTGCCATCACGCTTCTGTCCGGGTTGACGAAAAAGAGCGTCAGGTCCGCTGTAAAATCTGCGGTGCGGTTGTGGAGCCGTTTGACTGGATGCTCTCTGTGGCAAAAAGAGAAACCAGACTGGCAGATGATGTAAGGCTATTGCGCCAGGAGGAACAGGAAAGGCGGAAAAATATAGAAAAGTTAATTCAGATTGAGCGTAACGCGAAAGCGCGGATACGCAGGGCGACAAAATCCAGAACTGAATAATTAAATTTAGCACTGTAAATAAAATCAAATCCTTAACCGGAGGGATTTCTGCACCCTCAGAACATCAGGAGGCCGTCCGAAAGGGCGGTAGTGAAATGCGAAAATTCAAAATAATTATTGAAACGGGAATAGCCGGTGGAGATTTCGAGGATGAATTCGAAGTGGATGATGATGCAACACCAGATGAAATACAGGATGAAGCTAAAGATATTTTCTTTAACTACTGCAATTACTCATACCACGAAATAAAAGACGAAGAGGAAGAACAAAATGGCTGATTTTGGTTCAACTAAATATAACGCCAGTTTTGAAGAATGGCATGAACTGTTAATGGATTATGCAGAGTTACGCGGTGGAAGTGCCGCTGATGCTGAAGCATGGCGTGATGATTATGAAGCAGGGAAAACACCGGTCGAAGCATATTGTGATGAGTGGGGCGATGAATGAGCGAGATTAATTATCAGGAAGGGCATGAAAAGGCAGGGCAGGCAAAACCAGTGGCATGGCGATATCGCTACGTGAAAAAAGGCGTTACGGACTCTCAGGGGGAGCCGTGGGTTGGTGACTGGAAATATGTACCGACAAAAGAGGATTGCAACGACAGGCCGAGCTATGAGATTCAGGTCTTATTCACTGTCCCGCCTGTGCCACTGACACCAGAAGGATTGATTAAAGCAGTGCGTTTCTATGAACAGGTAAAGCGTGAGAATCCGCCAGTCGAAACCGGAGCATGGAAAGACGCTGTTGACTGGGTGCTCAAAGAGGCTTACCAGGCTGTAAACATTGGTACCAAAGGAGATTGATATGACCACTTTTACCGACAAAGAACTGATTAAAGAAATCAAAGAGCGCATAGGCAGCTTGGACGTTCGAGACAATATTGAGCGCCGTGCTTATGAAATTGCTCTGGCATCGCTGGAAGCAGAGGCAGTTATGTTCTGTATATCAGGACAAAATGTAGATTCAGAAGAACATGTATCAACCAGCAAAGCGGTTGTTGATGCCTGGGTTGAAGAATGGAATCAGGTTGACGGAAGTCCTGGCGAACCACTGTACAAAACTATGCCACTCTACTATCACGCTGCCTTGCCAGCGCCGGTAGTGCCGGAAGAAGCAACTCCGGAAAATGTAGAAATGCTCTCTGGCTATGTTTCCACGTACAAATTAACCGATAGCGAGCGCGATATTGCTGCCGAAATATGGAACGCCTGCCGCGCCGCTATGCTTCATGGGAAAGGAGAGTGATATGGCAACTTTAACAAAAAAAGAACGGGCATGGTTGAACGAATTACAGGACGTTCTTGATCGCTGCCCATCACCGAAAAAAATTGGTTTTTACACCATTGGCGATAAAAGCATTTACCTGTATGACCTGCGCCGCATGGATGAAATCATGGAGGCTCTTGATAATCGTTCGTCGATGGATTGGTGTGTTGCTGTTCATGATATGAATGCAGGGTTTGATGAAAAGATTTTGTTCCCCTCATCAGTTGAAAGCACTGCGGGTTAAGGAGTAACACATGACCACTATTACCAAAGAACGTATTGAATTGTTCATTAAAAACCCGCTTGAAAACGGGCTTACCCGTGGTGAACAAATGGAACTGGCACGGATTGCGCTGGCATCGCTGGAAGCAGAGCCGGTTGTGTTCTGGTTTGAAAAATATCAAGAAGGGGCTACGGCATGACGACTTTTACCAGAGAGCAGTTAATAGCTCACGCAGAGGAGACTATTGAAGCACAGAGACTGTGCATACCGGGCACAATCGACCATGACATCATCCGCACATATAAGATGGATATTGCTGTTCTGGAAATCGCACTGGTATCGCTGGCAGCAGAGCCAGCCGGTAAATTGCATGAATACAAACCAGTGGGATATCAGCGTCTGGTCGATGAGTTAACCATGCTGGTAAAGCAGTTAACCTGGCAACTGAGGAAAGCGAAGCCAGACTGCAAATTACCGGATAAGGCGATGAGTTATCTGGAGCGGAACGGACTGATAAGCGTGGAGGATATTTTACGATGACCTGGCCTGAAGCATTAACAACGGTAGGAATTGCGATGGCGGTGACGCTGATGGTGTATTCGATTTGCCGCTGGGGATAAAAACGGTTTGCGGGAAAAGGAGAGTTAAGTAGAATTGCAGCGGGTGCTTGAGGCTATCTGTCTCAGGCATGAACACCAAAAGGCAGATAGAGAAAAGCCCCAGTTAACATTACGCGTCCGGCAAGACGCTTAACATTAATCTGAGGCTCAATCTATGAACGGCAAATCTAGGTTAGCCTCTTACGTGCCGAAAGGCAAGGAGAAGCAGGCTATGAAGCAGCAAAAGGCGATGTTAATCGCCCTGATCGTCATCTGTTTAACCGTCATAGTGACGGCACTGGTAACGAGGAAAGACCTCTGCGAGGTACGAATTCGAACCGGCCAGACGGAGGTCGCTGTCTTCACAGCTTACGAACCTGAGGAGTAAGAGACCAGGCGGGGGAGAAATCCCTCGCCACCTCTGATGGGTCAGGCATCCTCAATGCACCCACACTTAACCCGCTTCGGCGGGTTTTTGTTTTTATTTTCAACGCGTTTGAAGTTTTAGATGGTGCCGGAATAGAATCAAAAATACTTAAGTAGCGCGCAGGGAGAAGAGGGATGGACCCCGAACAGGGGAGTGCTATTTATCTGGAAGGATTCTGTTGATGAAAATCGAAGAATTACGTGAAATTTTTAGTGAAGATGGCCTCTATACTGTGCGCGTTGAGAATGGCGCTATTGTCAGCCACTGCCTTCCAGACTACACAATTCTGATAATTCAGCCGTCTTTGCCAGCAGGCACGGGCGGCGCTCTCACGCATTTAAATCTGATTGGTACCAGCATCCCCCATGCACTGAAGAACAGGCCGAATGGCTCATTCAGTGTTACCGCAGGCGCGGATGCGAGGTTAAAAAAGCCCTTAGCCTCGACTACCGTCACTGGATAATCTCCGTCAGGCTCCCTTACTCCGAACGGCCAACGCGTCCGTCCCGCACATTCCAGCAACGGATCTGGAGGTAATGTGCGGGTATTACTTCGACCTGTTCTGGTACCGGAACTCGGTCTGGTTATCGTTAAGCCAGGCCGTGAATCAATGTCAGCATTCCATAACGGCAGAATACTGGTGGAGCCGGAACCAAAAAGCATGCGTAATCTGCCGTCCGGGGTCGTTCCTGCCGCTCGCCAGCCGCTGGTGGAAGACAAAACATTGCTGCCGTTTTTCAGTAACGCACGGGTGATTCGTGCTGCTGGTGGTGCTGGTGCATTGTCTGACTGGCTGTTGCGCCATATTAAATCCTGCCAGTGGCCACACGGCGATTATCATCACAGCGAAACCGTCATTCACCGTTATGGTACCGGCGCAATGGTGTTGTGCTGGCACTGCGACAACCAGCTGCGTGACCAGACATCCGAATCACTCGAGCAACTTGCTCATCAAAACCTGTCAGCATGGATGATTGACGTCATCGGTCACGCAATAAGCGGTACGCAGGAGCGTGAATTATCTCTGGCTGAATTATCCTGGTGGGCGGTCCGCAATCAGGTGGCGGACGCGCTACCGGAAGCGGTATTACGTCGTTCGCTGGGGTTGCGTGCGGAAAAAATTCGCTCTGTGTACAGTGAAAGCGACATCATACCGGGAGAGCAGACAGCCACCAGCATACTGAAGCAGCGCACAAAAAATATTGCGTTACTGCCTCACGTCCACCAGCAACAGAACCCACCACAGGAAAAGACGGTGGTCAGCATTGCCGTTGATCCGGAGTCACCGGCTCAGTATCTCCAGCGCCAGAAATCACAACGGGAAGAGATGCCTGTATACACGCGCTGGGTAAAAACGCAGAAATGCATGACGTGTGGCAATCAGGCAGATGATCCGCATCACATCATTGGTCATGGACTGGGAGGGATGGGAACAAAGGCTGATGATTTGTTTGTTATTCCGTTATGCCGTAAATGCCGTAACGAACTACATGCCGGAGTAAAAGATTTTGAAGAGAAACACGGCAGTCAGCTGTTGTTGCTGATTCGTTTTTTAATGCACGCGAGAAATTCGGGTGTTCTGAAGTGGAAAGCATAAATGACCGAGCGCATAGAATTTGTTTTACCTTACCCGCCGACGGTGAACACTTACTGGCGTCGTCGTGGCAGCACATATTTTGTATCAAAAGCCGGGGAGCGTTATCGCCGGGCAGTGGCGCTTATTGTTCGCCAGCAGCGGCTGAAATTAAGCCTGTCCGGAAGGTTGGCAATAAAAATTATTGCAGAACCACCGGATAAGCGCCGCCGTGACCTGGACAATATTCTGAAAGCGCCGCTGGATGCGCTGACGCATGCGGGGTTGCTAATGGACGATGAGCAGTTTGATGAAATCAATATCGTTCGTGCTCAGCCAGTATCTGGTGGACGTCTGGGGGTGAAGATTTACCCCATAATGCTTGAAGGGCAGGTCAAAAAATGAAACTGGAAGATTTACCGAAATACTACTCCCCAAAATCCCCCGGCCTGACTGATGCATCGGCCTCAACGTCGAAAGATGCGCTGAGTATCACTGATGTGATGGCCGCGCAGGGCATGACACAGAATCGGGCTGAGATGGGGGTTTCTGCGTTCCTTGGGAAAATGGGCATTAGTATGAATGACAGAGAGCGGGCAACAGAATTGCTGACAGAATATGCACTCAGTCGGTGTGATCGCGTGGCGGCGTTAAGAAAACTCCCGGCAGAAATAAAACCG